AAAAATCGATCCGTATCAATCACAGACCGATGAAGTGCTTGAGATGAAAGTTAAGCCAACCATTAGCAAAGCCGGCAACGAATGTTTGCGGGTTGAATTTACAACAGCATGGCGAACGTTTACCGTGTTTTTTACGCCAAAAATTCCGCGCGACTACAACAGTTTTATGACTGTTACGATAAATGGAACAAGACCGCCTGAAACAGTCACTTATCAAAAAGAAGGTGATTTTTACAAGGTTCATAATTACAACATGAGATTTAGAAACGATGAAATTCCCCCAGTGGCTTAAAGTTTATGGTGACACATCGTATCGTGGCGATTGCCCCAGTGAAACACTTGAAGCAGTGACGTTTTTTGCGCGTATAAGACGTGAATATCCAGACACATATGGATTGATTGCCACACATATCAGAAACGAAGGAAAGCGCAATTGGCAGCAGGTAGCACGGCAAAAAAGCGAGGGCATGACGAAAGGTGCGCCCGATATTATTATTCCAATGGGCAGATCGTTTGTTTGCGAGCTGAAGCGGCAAGATCACACCAAGTCAAAATGGCAAGACGGGCAACTTGAATATCTTAAAGCTGCACATGATGCAGGCGCATTTGTTTGCGTTGCGCTTGGTTATGAAGCAGCTTACCAGGCTTTTTTAGATTCTATTGTTTAAAATGTAAAAAAATATGTTTACTTTTTAAAATAGAAGGTTTAATATATAACCACGCTTTCAAGAAGGCGAAACAATAATAAAATAACTAAATCGGAGTAGAGATTATGAAAGCATTTAAATTAGACGGCATTATTGGAACTGTTGATCAATTTGGTTTTGTTCAATGGTGTGGAATTGGTTGTCACTTAGCAGGTTTGACAGACAACTGCGCGTTAAAAATTGCAGCATTAAAAGCAAAATAAATAACAACTAAGCGCGGTGCAAGCCGCGCATTTTAGGAGAATAAAATGGAAATTAAAATTTACTTTAGCATTATTAGCCATGACGGTGTTGACATTGGCGTTGCCGCTACGGCAACACTTAGCGGTAAAAGAATTGAAGCTACTTTTCATCACGACATTGAAGATGATCGTGAGTGTTTAGTTGACGACATTTCATTTACCGATGAAGAAGGCGAAGAAATGATTGGTTCAGAAAAATTGACAGAAATAGTTTATGAACACGTTAACGACAACGACATTAATATTTACAAAGACGCTGAAAAAGGCGGTTATATTTTTTACATTGACAACTTTAAAAGCGATCACGATTACGCGGCATTAATGTTATAACAAACAACTCCTACCTCTGCCGCTAAGACAAGTGGCTTTTTTAATACAAAGGTGATTTATGATTGAACAAATTTACAGTTTTTTAACGATGCTAGATCAAACTGGCGGTGCTTATGCTATTTTTTTCTTATGCTTTTTAGTTATGGCTAATTACGCATTTAAAGCGCAGGAAGAAATTATTAGATTGCGTAAAATTTTGCGCAATGCAGTTTTGGAGGATTAACCATGAGCGCAACACTAGCATTAACTCTTAGTTTTTTAACCGTTGATACAAACATCGACAAACGCGGACGTACGACAACGCATGAGGTTATTGCATACACTAGCGTTGTAATACCTTACGACAGCATGACAGCTTGTGCTAACGCCAAAGAAGAATGGAATCTTGCTGTTGGTGCTTACCAAATGAGCAAACGCCCAACTCGGATTATCACGGCTGTCTGCAATGACAGCGCAACGGGAGTAATAGAATGAAAAACGATTTAATTTGGGTGGCTATTTGTTCATTCTTAATAGGTGCATTGCTTTGCTTTATTACAATAGCAGCAACACACAGACATCATTATGAAATTATTAAAACCAATATTGGAGAATTTATTTTGCGGGATGGAAAGCTATACGGTGTGTATGAATTAAGCAGAGATTTACAAGGCAACATGGTGGCAAAATGATTCATTATCATGGCACACCGATAGGTGGAACAAGACAAGATGTAGCGCGTTTTCTTGTTGGTCGCCATGCACTGATTCCATTTGGAAGACAGGATGACACAGGTGCAGTGCTAGAATTTTGCCAATCTTTTGTATTAGATAATGGCGCATTCAGCCACTGGAAAAAAGGATATGGAGCAATTGACTTTGATGCGTATTTAACATGGGCGCAATCTCTATGTCGTCATCCATCTTTTGATTGGGCGTTAATACCTGACATAATTGACGGCACAGAAGCTGACAATCAGGATTGGGTGATGAAATGGTTACGCAGTGGAACAAAAACAAAAGGTGTCCCAGTTTGGCATTTACACGAATCGTTTGAATATCTTGAATGGCTTGTTGATAAATTTGAAATTGTTGCGCTTGGTAGTAGTGGTGATTATGCAACGCCAAATACTAAAAAATGGTGGAGTAGAATGTCAGACGTAATGAATGTTGTTACTGATGATAAAGGTAGACCTAAATGTAAACTGCATGGTTTGCGCATGCTTAACCCTAAAGTGTTTACTAAATTACCGTTATCATCGGCAGATTCAACTAACGCTGCGGTAAATTGCGGGTCGCTTGATAGATTTGGAATTTATAAACCTGCTACAGCAGCTCAGAGAGCAGCGGTAATTGCAGATAGAATTGAGCAACATAATTCTGCGCAATTTTGGAATCGTGATAACAATCAATTTGAATTGGAGTTTTAAAATGAAACAAATAGCATTAGAAGAACACCTACTTAACCGTCTAAACGATCTTAAAGAAGAACGTAAAAGCCTGAAGCGTCAAAAACTGCGCAGCATTAAAGAAACCATTGATATTCAATTTATTTTAGCAAAATTTAGAGAGGAACGTAAACATGGCTGAATTAATTTTTTGGACTGGCATTTTTGTTTTGATAGTTTGTTTTATGGTGGAGTACGCTGATGGGAATTGATGACGCAGCGGCACTTATTTTCTTTGTTTTGGGATTAATCTTGGCGGGGATATGGCTATGGCATTAATTAAACCAGTTGAGAAGGTAACACCAACGCCAAGCGCAACAAACTGCCAGCATAAAACATGGCGGCAATATGTAAGCAGAGGAATTAGGGAGTGTGATCGTTGTCATGAAATACGCCCTATTTTTGATTTAAAAATTGAACATCAAAGGTAATAGCATGGTGCAACCAATAAAAAGAGATTTAAAAGTTTCGCTTAAAGAGTTGGAAAGTATAAAAGAAAACATTATTTATTGTGGCGGCACAGGCACGTTTTACAGAAAAAGAACACCTGACAAACCGTTGTCTTTTAACTACGCAAATCGGCAAGCCACTATTTGCGTTAAAAAAGAAAACGGTAAAAAATACTTTACAGCATGGCGCATGGCTGTTTTCTTTTCACATGGTTATTATCCAAGTTTTGAGGATGCTGTTATTTTTAAAGACGGTGATAATTATAATTTTAGAATTAATAACATTGTTGTTTGCCATCCAAGCGAGGATGAACAGACCGTTTTAGACTTCGCTACTGAGCATGGTTTATCACCACAAACGGTTAATTATCGCATGAGAAATGCAATACGATTTGAGCGCATTGTAAAAAATTGGAGAGTGTTTTTTTATGATAAAAAAGAGTTTGCTAAATACTGCGGTGACATGATTGGTAGAAGGTTGGTTGTTGATGATGAAGGAATCGAGCATATACAAATTAAGCGCATTAATTTATCAGAAAGCCAGCGCGGAAATAAAACCGCACGGGAATTTTTAAAAACTTGGGTTAGCGATATGCCAACAAGATGGGAGATGACATTATGCAGATAAAAAAAGTAAGACCAATCGCGGTTATTCCGCAATTTCAAACCGAAGGCGCAGCCGCTATTGATTTATGCGCTTGTATTGAAGAAACCATGCTTTTGACACCAGAAACGCCTGTTTTAATACCTACAGGCGTTGCAATTCATATTGCTGATAAATCTGTTGTTGGTTTGATTGTACCACGCAGTGGGCTGGGTTTTAATTATGGCGTTGGTTTGATGAACACGGTTGGCGTAATTGACAGTGATTATCAAGGCGAAATTATGGTTAAGTTGCGCATGACACACGGTGATAGTTATCGAATCCAACCTAACGAACGCATTGCTCAAATGTTTTTTGTGCCTGTATTGCGTCCGATATTTGAAGAAGTTGAGGAATTTAGCGCAGTGACTGAGCGTGGGGCTGGCGGCTTTGGGAGTACAGGGAAATGATCGCAACAACAGCTTATATTTTAATTATCGCTGTAACCACTCACGGTGAGCTTACACAATCAACAATTGAATTTGCGGATAAGGCTTCGTGTGAAAGCGCGGCAGTTAGACAGGATTTTGCGTTTAAAAATTTGCAGTTTGCAGGTAGATGGAATTTAACCTGCCACCCATATCAACTTAGTGAGATTAAAAAATGATCCAGCAAATACTGCAGCGCGGAAACCGTCAAGGCATGACAATGCGCGAAATAACCGAGCTAACAGATTTAAAGCAACATCAAGTGGAATTTAAGGTTCAAAAGTTAATCAAAGACGGTATTGTGCATAAGTCTGCTGATAGAATAGACAACGCTTATTTGTACACGCTAGTAAATTATGATCCATTGCCAATTATTGAGCCGCCAATTGATTGTTCACCTGTTAGATTGGATAATGTCATCAAACACCTAAACAAGCAAAAAGAAAACGTAAACTCACCAGCGCACTATAGCAGCGGCACTGTTGAATGTATTGACGCAATCGAATCTATGCTAACAAAAGAAGAATTTATCGGATTTTTACGCGGGAACATATTAAAATATCAATGGCGTTATAGGCAAAAAAACGGTGCTGAGGATTTAAAAAAGGCGCAGTGGTATTTTGATAAGTTAAAAGAAAAAGAGGGCGTGTAATGTATGAATTTAAAAGTGGTAAACCAGCAGGCGGCTTGCGTTATCAAGCTATGCGCGATTATTTGATAAAATTAAAATGGTTTGCGGATAACCCCATGCAACCCGTGTTTATAAGTGAACGCAGTGCATGAAACCACGACTTAAAAAGATAGGCAGGATATGGTTATGTTACACACAAACAACGGCTGTATGTTCCGGCTTAACACCTGAAGAAGCCTATCAAAAATGGATAAGTAAAAATAAAGCCGGTTAATTACCGGCTTTTTTATTATGGCGTTAAAAACAATTCCGCTTCAGCATTTCTGCGTCTAGTCAATCCAGCAAGCGGTTTGCCACCAGCTTTGTCCCAGCGTAAAAATTGCTTTGCAATCTCAGCTTTACTATTACCGGCTTTTAGCATTTTAACAAGCGTTGAGCTGGCTAAATTACCTGCTCCAATATTGTAAGTAAGCGATACCAGCGCATCAAATTCATTTTGAGTTAAACCAACCTTGATAGCATTTACTGCGTGTTCATATGACGTTAATGTTTTAGATAATAGTAATAACGCGGCTTCTTCATTTGCTAAAGTCTGACCTTGTTTAACTGCGCTCCCATCAGAATATCGCGTTGAGCCAATACCAATAGTCCATACACCCGCAGGGCATTTATAAGCAGTCAGTTTACACCCTTCAAATTCTTTAATTAAACGTAAACCTTTGTTGCCAATCTTCATTTTCGTGATCTCATAGAAAGTACCGTAATTAATTTTTGTGTTAAGCGAATCATGTCGTTATCGAGCAGGCGTATTTGGTCAATAAGCTCAATTAGCGCGTCAGTGGTTTCAGTAAGGATTGGCTTAACAATCGATGTTGCCCAAAGCCAAACGAAATAGACAATGTAACCCATGCTTCCCGATGCAATGATTGGAAAACCGTATTGGTTAATATATTTAGCTAATGCGTCAACATCCATTAATCAATTCTCTTTTCTTGCGGGTTATTGAACCTTGCCACCTTCTCTTTTTCAATTGGCATATCAAGCGTTTCTGTCATGAGTACATCTATTTTTACAATATCCTCTGACATAGCCGTGACACGCTTATCAAGTTGCTTGATGATACCGATAAGGCTTTTAATCTTTTCAAGTACACTATCAAGCAAAAATTTAATCGTCAGAAATACAAAGTACATTCCCACGCAAGCAGCGGCAATGGGGAAACCTACGTCCGTTGCAAACTGTAAGAATTCCATTACCGGCTACCTAGCCACCAAGATAGGAACGAAAATACTGCGCCCACTGTGAAAACAATTCCACCGAGAAACCCCTTGTAACGACTCTGCTCATCTTTCATTTCATCAATTGATTTAATTATTGCGTCAAGTTTTTTAGACTGTTCATGAATATCTGACTTCAAATTAGTGATTTCATTTTCAGCTTTGGCTAATCTGCAAGCATCATCAGGCATTATCGTACTCCGCTAGTTGCTGTCTTAACTGCCCAATTTGAAGCTCAACGTCTGCAAGCCATGTGGTGTCGATAGCTAAAATAGCTTCACGCTGTCTGCGCGGGGTAACTGACGCTTCAAGGGCGTAAATATCGCTAAGGATACGATTTTTTTCTGCTTGCGCTTGCTCTGCTAAATATTCTGCTTCACGTTGCGCTTCTTCTTCTGGTGTTAAATCAACCAATTCACCATTAACTAATTTTTGTGTCATTTTTATAGCTCCTTTAAAGTAAATGTTCCGCCAGTAAAATTAGCTGAATTAGGTATAATAGTGATATTTGTTATAGATGTTCTAGTAACAGATGAAAATAAAGATAGTGTTTGACCTCTATCAACACGAGATGCAGGAGTGATATATTTTGAAGTTATATTAGCCTCAACAACATTATCTGATAACGTGATAATAGCTTGACCATTCATTCCATCAGCCACTCCTGTGTTACCCGAGCCATGTGAATTGCCTAACGTAAAGTTATCAGTGCTTGCAGTTAAAGCATATATTGACGTCCCTTGGTCAACATATCCGCCAGAATAGGATGGGGTTTCAGATGTATTTAATAAAAATTTAACTTGGTCATTAGCCGATA